AATTTTTATTAGAGTAGTAATGCGTCATAGATACGTATATGCTACTTTCCCAAGAGCCTATAGTAAGTCATTCTTAAGCATGATGGTATTAATGCTTAGATGTATTTTCTATCCTGGAGCAGAGTTGTTTGTAACAACAGGAGGAAAAGAACAGGCGGCAAGTATTACAATCGCTAAGATTGAAGAAATTTGTCGATTGATACCAGCATTTGAGAATGAAATTGACTGGGGCCGCGGAAAAACAAAGAAAACAAAAGATAATGTTGAATATGTATTTAAAAATGGTAGTAAAATTAATATTTTAACTGCGCGGCAGTCCTCTAGGGGGCAGCGTCGTACCGGTGGATTGATGGAGGAGTGTGTTCTAATTGATGGAGACATTCTGAATGAAGTTATCATACCTACAACGAACGTAGATAGAAGACTTCCTGATGGCAGCCGCCACAAAGAAGAAAATGTTAATAAGAGCCAAATTTATATTACCACTGCGGGTTGGAAGAATAGTTTTGCTTATGCTAAGCTGATTGAACTATTGGTTCAATCTATTATCGAACCAGACCAAGTTATGATAATGGGCGGAACCTATGAGACTCCGGTTTGCGAAGGACTACTCAACGAAGACTTTGTTGACCAATTACGTATGCAAGGTACATTCAATGATGAATCTTTTGACCGTGAATATAGAAGTATTTGGAGCGGAGATGCGGAAAATGCTTTTTATTCTGCGGAGAAGTTTGATAAATATAGAGTATTAAATCAACCAGAAGATGAATATAGCAATAGAAGTAGTAAAACTGCTTTCTATGTTATTGGAGTGGATGTTGGTAGAATAGGATGTACAACTGAGGCTTGTATTTTCAAGGTTACACCACAACCTAAAGGCTCTGCAATTAAGAGTCTAGTTAATATGTTTAGCTATGAAGCTGAAGATTTTGAAAAGCAAGCTATTAATCTAAAGAAGTTGTATTATAGATACAAAGCAAGAACTATGGCAATAGATGCTAATGGTTTAGGTGTTGGACTTATTGATTTTATGACAAAAGCACAGGTTGATCCAGACAATGGTGATATTCTTCCTCCATTTGGAGTGGAGGGTGGTACTTCTGAGGATATTATGAATCAATATAAAGATGTAAACAAAGCACCTGATGTAGAGAAAGATGCTATGTATCTAATTAAAGCTAATGCTCCTATTAATACTGAGGCCTATAGTTATACTCAGACACAAATGAGCAGTGGTAGAGTGCAGTTTTTAATAGATGAAGCAACAGCTAAAACAAAACTGATGTCTACTAAACTTGGTCAGAATATGACTTCTGAACAAAGAAATGAAAGGTTGATGCCATTTGTTCTTACCACAGCTCTCAAAGCACAAATGTTAAATTTAGTTGAAGAGAATCAAGGAGTTAATATTATTCTAAAACAGTCCAGCAGAAGCATAAAGAAGGATAGATTCTCAGCTTTTGTATATGGAATGTATTACATAAAAAAAGAAGAAGAGAGGATGAGAAAGCGGAAAAAGAGAAATATTAATGATTTCTTGTTCTTCTCATAGATTGCGGCGGCAGCTCGGGCGCGGAACCCAAGCACCAGCCGCATTTTAGTTAGGAGGTTTAAATGAATAGAGGTACTCGTATTAGAGGGATTGCTCTAATTCTTGCTCTTGTTCTAACTGGATTTGCCCTGTTTGATATTATGATGGTATTTTCAGTAAAGATGGTTATTTATATCTTCCTGGTGCTTGCTGCAACAGTAGGATATTACTACAACGAAGATTTTACTGAAGCTAGCTGTCATGGAACAGGTGTAACTCGTCAAATCAAAGAAGAACTAAAAGATGATTATATTGGCGAGAGATTCTATACTGCACCACTTAGTGATGAAATAATTGAAGAAGTGGAGGTATTAGATGAATAAAAATATTTATAGACAAGCTGATTCTAGATGGGCAAGTTTACCTTATCCAAAAGGTTCTACATTTGGTGGATGCGGATGCGGTTGTTGTGCTTGTCTGCATGTAATGATAGAATTAGATAAATATAAAAATTGGACTCCTAAAGATTTAAGACCTTATATGGTAAATCAAGGATTCGCCATTAGGAATCAAGGAACTCTTTGGGCAGGAATTACAAAGACACTTCAACATTATGGTTTTAGTGTTATTAATCACCCAAATATGAAAAGTGTTTGGGCAACATTAAAAGATAGAAAATATAAATTTGGTGTTATTCTATTCAGAGGCGGCAGCAGAGGCGGTGTTACTTGGACAACAGGTGGACACTATGTAGCTTTTGTTGATTATAAGGTTCAGAATGGAAAACACTATTTTTATTGCAAAGATTCAGGTGGTAGACATCATGATGGTTGGTACTGCTATGAAACTACTATGGCAGGATTAATTCCGCAGATTTGGACTGCTGATCCACCAGCAGGAAGTATTGGCGGCGGTGATGCGCCAGTTCCTTCTGTTGATCCAACTCCAACCCCAGGTAAGTTAGCTGTTGATGGTAAATTTGGTCCAGCTTCCATCAAGGCTTTACAGAAGAAGATGGGAACAACACAGGATGGAAAGATTAGTGGACAAAATAAATCTTTAAAGAAGTATCATAGTGGATTTAGTAGTGGCATCTCCTATGGTAGCGGCGGCAGTAATTGTATTAAAGCATTACAAAAAATGCTGAAGTTAAGTGGTCCAGATGGTGAACTTGGTCCAAATACAATCAAAGCATTTCAGAAATATCTTGGTTTAAGTAATCCAGATGGATACTGGGGACCAAATACTTCAAAAGCTGTACAAAAATGGCTTAATGGCGATTTAAAACCAGCTACAAATAGTTCTAGTAGTTCTAGTGCTAGCAAGATGCCAAGCACTCCTGCCGCAACTCCAACAAAGTCTGTATATAAAGTTATTGATGTTTCTGTATGGCAAGGAGATATTGATTGGGCAAAAGTAAAAGCTGATGGAGTAGATGGTGCTATTATTAGATATGCAGATGGTAGTACTCTTGATAGCAAGTTTGATAAAAACATGAAAGCTGCGAAAGCACAGGGACTTCATGTTGGTGCCTATATATTCAGTAGAGCTAAAACTAAGGCGGCCGCAGAAAAAGAAGCTGAAAGACTTTATAATGCTTGTAAGCAATATAATCCAGACATGCCATTATATATTGATTTAGAAGCTAGTTCATTAAGTAGTTATGCAAATCAATCTGCATTTGCCTTTATTAATAAAATGAAGGCTCTTGGCGGCAAACCTGGAATTTATGCTAATTTAAATTGGTTTAATAATTATATTAAAACTGCGAATTATACAAGTTATCCACTTTGGATTGCACAATATAATTCAAAAATTACACATAAACATCCTAACTGGTTTGGAATGTGGCAATATAGTTCTAGCGGTTCTGTAAAAGGAATCAAAGGTAGAGTAGATATGAATAAATGCTATGTTGCTTATTGGAACCAGAAGTAAAAGGAGAGAAAGAATATGGCTAAAACAACTGATCAAATTGTATTAGAAATATTTGATGGAAAATGGGGTTCCGGTGATGAACGGAAAAAGAAACTCCAAGCTGCGGGATATAATTATGATATAATTCAAAAAAGAATTAATGAAGTATCTGCACATATGAAATCCCGTAAAGAAGCTATGAAGCCTTGGTTTGATGCATGTAAAGCTCAATACAATTGGTCTTATAATGCTAAATATAATTGGAGCAGATGGAAAAAAACAATTGCAAGTTCTAAAGATTGGGGAACTTGTATTACTTTTCCAAATACTGTTGCTATGCGTTGTGGTTTAATTAAAGAGGGATATAAAATTATTACTTCAACTGGTAGTAATGATGATAGTAAGGCTATTCAAAATAGTTTTTATAACAATTCTGTTAAAGCTATGAATAGTATTAATGGAAAATATTGGAGTAGTATTAAATATCCTGAAAAAACTACTGCACAGTTGGTTAAAGAAGGAAAGATTAAAGAAGGCGATATTATCGGTTTCATGGGGCATACTGCTTCTTATGCTTATAAAGATAATAAAGGTAATTTATTATTTAATCATGCAGGCCATGCCGCAGGAATCTATGATAATAACAAGCCTGGTTCTAATAGAGCTGCACTTAATGTAAGATCATCATACATGTCTAATAGAAAGGTCTATGGCGTGTTTAGTGTTAATACATTTATTGTTCTTACCTCTTGTACTAATGGTACGATTACTTATAGTGACCGTTATATGGCGGGACAAAATGCAACTATTACCATTAAGCCAAATGCTGGTATGGGTGTACAGAGTATTAAAGTAGATGGTAAGGTAGTTGGTGCTACAACTTCTTATACTATTAGTAAAATTGATTCACATCATATTATTGAGGTTGTATGTGGTGCAGTTAAAAAGAAAACTATTGATGAAATTGCTAAAGAAGTAATTGCTGGTAAATGGGGTTCTGGTGATGCTAGAAAGAAAA